TTCGACAACTTACGTCCTGTCGCTTTCACAGAACAAAGAAATCCGTAGAACTTACCGTTACTTAGTATTGCCATATTCTAATTCTTCAATTAACGAATCTTCTGTTTCTTCTATCAATTCTCCGCCACGCACTACAAGACCACCGTTAGCACTTAATAGGAAATCGGTACCATCCGGTTGATCCTTTCGTATATATTTTTTCTCTAGCGCTTCACCATCTCCGCCAATTTCTTTTACGTTTCCTTTATCAGTTACAATAATGATTTTAGGATCTTCATCTCTGTTATGTATATATACTTCCCCTTGATTCAATCCTTCTAAATGCCTTGCTTCAGAAGGTGCCAACGGAGGATATACCGGATTGCCATCCTTGTCTATCTCACTTCCATACCATAACTCTTTTGTTACCTTCTTCTTCATTACACTTCAATTTTGTCAGTATTTACAAAAGCTAATTGGGAAGAATCATACTGTAACATCTCCCCCTCTTTGGGATTATTTATATTAAACCCAACAAGATTAATCGCTGACGAACCACCGGGTATACCGCCTAATCCAGAAAGATCATTCTCTCTCTTTTCCAATAAAACCGAACTCCAGAACATTTGGCTATCCTCAGATATTTGAGTCACTTCAGGAACAGAATTTCCCGAACGCACATAAGCAACACCATTTACATAAAAGTCAGAAAGGCATAAAACCTTATTTATAAACTGAATGAACCAATAAGGAATGCCAGAAGAATTGCCACATGACAACGCGAACGTATCATACGGAACTGAATATAATTCTATAATTTCCTGCTTTTGGTTTCGGAATTGCTCATTCTCAACTTTTGCAGAATAACCGTTCGGTTTGAATCCTCCCTCTATTCTGAATTCAAAAAACAACTGATCTTCACCAGGCCAGAAGATATTGTCAAAAGGAGAATTATTATCTTTGTGAGAGCATCTAATAAGACATGTCTCATCCAAAATGAGGCTATCAGAACAGATTGAGAAGGGCTCGCTAACAGCATAGAAATTGCCAGAAGCATCCGCTACCTCAAGTACATATACAGCATCATGAAGTCCTGTTATTGCGGAATAATACATTTTTATCGTATCATTCACCTGATATTCAGAAAAAGAAACGGGTATTTGATTGCCTGATACTAAATTGCGTAAATAAGCCGTAACAGAATGGCTGGGATCATTCGAAAATACCTGGACTAGAATGTTGTCATTTGTATGAAAGCGCTGGGTATAGTCTATATCCTGCTGAAATTTGTTCTTTAATGGAGAAAAGAACAATGGACAGATGTCACCGATTTTAATCATATGGTCTTTTCGTTCTTTTATGGGTTAAGTGCCACTTGACACTGCAATGCAAATATACTAATTATTATAACAATTACAATAACTTATCAGCTTTTTATCTCTTTCACAATTAGAGAATATCTTACCGATTCGGTCTTTCCGACATTAATCTTCATCTCTTTAATATATCCACGTACGGTCTCTCCATTATAATCAAGAGAGATTAATCCAGATAAATTCGAAGGAACATCCACTTCACTTGTCTCAACGTCTACCTCACCTACCGTAAACAAACGATTATCTATAGGAAAATCATCGGTTTCTTTTATTCCCGCAATTGAGACATTGCTATTACCATCAGAAGAAGTAAACTTAAGCATATTTGTGCATGCGCCTATATACGCCTTATTTGCTTCCAGCATAAAACGAGGCGAATATTCTACGTTAAACATTGTATCAGGACTGATCAGGCCCAGCAACTGACTAGGGCTGTACGGACGGTCTAATAACAGATTACCATTCTCTGCCGAAGTTGCATATTGACAACCTACGATAAAAACATCATTATCGCTATCATTATCGGTGGTATCTTCCCCTCGCTTTTGAACCAAAAACTCTATTCCATACGCGTCCGCCCGGTAAGGACTGATGAAAGAAAGAGTATTATCCGTCAGTTTTAATCCTGTTGAGAATTCATTTGTAAACCGAAACTCATCACGTCCATTGATACTGTCATAATCCTGCTTATCATATCCAACTTTTACGGAAGTGTTGACAAGAGAGGAATTGACGCTATATTCATAATCGTTTATCTGATCTGAAAGGTCTTTTACGACATAATTGTCAAACAATGCATATCTATGAATAAAAGTAACGTTGTTCCCTTCTATAACCAGAACATAGCCAAACTCAGCCTCCATAAACTCACAAAATTTCTTGAAGGAAGTGTATAGCTTTGCATTAGGAAGATTTCTTGCACTTTCTGCCGGCATTATAAAACACGAAGAGAGTCGACTCCGGGTAATTCCACCAGGTACATAATTGTATATATCTACGCTATAATCACTGCTATCTGTCATGCTTTCAAGGAGCTTTTCTGCAACAGTGGTCAAAAGAAGGACATCTATATTGACAGGATTGATACGGGATTGGAAATTTACAGATAAAGAGAAGCCTCTCAGATAAGTAGTCCATGTCATTGCCACAGGTCTTACTGAATTGTTTAATTCCAGTTCCATCCTGACAGTATCTCCTTTATGAAGAACTGAAGTTATATTTTCATTAACAAAAGTAGGGGAGTTCCCGGCTATATGTTGAGCCCTCATTTTCTGTTCGAGTGCTCCGTCAGCCCTTTGTATATATAATACAATCTGAGAAGATACAGTTCCATTGCTGGTGCTTCCAATCACATAAAACGAAAATGACAGTTTTATTGTGATATTAATATCAGAAAGCGCTTCTGCAAAGGGCTGCACACCCCCATCACTCGAAAACGGCTCATCTGTAAAAACCAATGGAGAATTCAGCTTCGGGAGTTCGCTATTATCTAGTATATACAAAGGAAAGCCCAACACAATAGGCTTCCCCTCTCCCCCCGGAAGAAGAGGTCCATAATGTTCGATATACTGAAGGTTAGCATCATCTTCTACAGTTGTTCCTCCTGACACATATTTAGCTTCATACTGGAACTTCAGACCGTCATAATAAAGAGATTGAGGCTTTAATTCAGACACCGGATACTCATACTGAATATTTCTCTTAGCTTTAATAATAGCGGCCAGCGTATCATCAATTGCGTTAATAGAGATTGTATATCCATCATCCGAATAAGAGGAAAAATCTAAAGCGCACTGAAATACCTTATCCCAGTTCCAGCTATTGTTTCTTTTATAAAAAGCTATACCGGCACTGGAAGAAAGGTAATTCTTTGAATATTCTTCCTTCAACAAATTATAAGACCGGTTTACAAACTCAAATTTAGTGCTAAAAGAACGAAGTACTCCGTCATAATTACTTCTTTTATAAGCAAGTTCAAAATCATCCCAGTTCTTGAGATCATCCGTTGCTTCGTAGGATATTCCATTTATTAAAATCTGACATCTAAAGTACATAGCTACTTGCGTTTTATTGATTTTACATCGTCACACATACGCTTAACCATAAAGGCATATTCTTTTGCAGTAATCTCATTCTTGCGGATCTGCATTCCAAAATGAGCCATGACCATAACTCTTTCCCTGGCAAAGTAATTTTTATCCATTTTGAAAGATTGCTCTTCCGTCTTTTTGCTGTTATAGCTCTCTATCAGATAACGACTCTGCGACATTATAGCCGATATCCGCTTTCTAATTTTTTCATGTTCAGACGGGAATAGCTGATATCCAAAGGATCTTAAGATATTAACCACTTCATCCCATTCTCCCCGATTTGCCATCAGTTCCGCAATCCTCATACATTCAACTTTTATATGAAGATTGATCAGATTACTCTTTTTCAAGATTTCACCAGAAACAGAAGCTCCACCTACAATTTCGATATATTCAGATATGAGCATTGAGGCCTGTGATTCCAGTTCTTCCTCTGAATGATTGCCGCCTATTATGAGTTTTCTCTTTTCTCCTAAAAAGACGTCAATAAAGATGTCCAGGGGAATTTTGTCTAAATCATTGTATAGCATTATGGGTATTTTAATGTGAGAGGTACATATTAAAAATATCGATATGATAGATATTGACTTGACCATAGTTGGCATCAAATATCTTTTTCACATCATATCCATGTTCGAAAGACAAAGCTTTCAATGCCCGCCAATTTATTTTTCTCCAGTTTAAACCATTCTCTTTTGCGTATCGTTTAATAGAGAACCACTCTTTAGATTCATCCAGTTGTTCTTGTTTCTGTTCCAGCAAGGCTTTTGTATGCTTATTTTCCATTTGAAGCCTCTCTTTCTCTTCTTCCGCCTGAATGACCATAAGCGCAAGCTCTTTACGAGAAAGCTCATGTTTATGCTCTTCACAGGCTATGAAGTACTTTCGAGCTTGTTTGCCGCGTTCGTTATTCTCAATCATAGACAATTCCTTTGCCATGCTGATTGAAATAGCATAATCAATTGACGGGCGCCCACCTTTTGGGTTTTCGCCAAAATTGTTGAAAACCTGATAGTCCTGATTTTCAATAAAATCATAGGCTTTAATCCTATCTTTAATCCAATTGGAAAAATCTCTCTTGCTTTCAAGAAAAGCATGTAGGTCACGTGCGTTAACGGCTCTTTTGCCATTGCTTTCTCTGATAGGAATTAATTCTTTAAAGTTTTCCATAATTCTGTAACGTGCTCCTTCACACGATGATTTATTTATAATGATAAGTTATAATCTACTGTCCAGATAGCGATACTCTGCGGAACGGGCCATCTTTTTCATATATCGAACCATTTTCCGATTTTCTCCATACACGTCCTCAAACCGTCTCTCCAGTCTGCTGTAGTCATTATTTACATTAACTATGACGGGATCTCCTTTGTCACGCCTCATCTTATCAAGCATCATTGCGTCAGAGCGAAGAGCCATTTTTTTGTAATCAACTATATCTGGGATGACCTCAGCATGCTTAGGCATATCAACCAAAGTAGGAACAGATGGGGTGATATAAGCTCCGCTATCCGTAAGAATAACCTCTCGCTTGCCGCCATCACCGACAATAGCCAAACCTCCTGGGTGAGATTTGTCCTTTGTCCCCTTTGCATATTTGGGAATGGGCTGGGCTGCGATCATGGCTATTTGAGCAGCTCCAATAGCAGCTATAATAGCCGCAAATACGGGACCGGCAAAAGGCCCGGCTTGTGCATATGCCTGCATTATTGCCAGAGCTGTGGAAATTGTTGCTTGAGTTATTGAGTTAGCCTTTTGCCATCTAGCTTGTTTCTGTTCCAGTTCCGCTTTTTGCTTGTCCAATTCTTTGTTTTTCCGAGCCGTTGTATCTTCTGCGGCACGCTTTCTAGCCTCACCTTCTTCTTTGGTGATAACTCCACTATTTACCATATCCTCAATACGCTCCTTTTCTTCCTCTGCGGCTTCTTCATTCTTTTCCTGTTCTTTCTCTATTTGTTCGATACGAGCATCAAAGGCAGAAGTCACCATAGAAGTTATTCCATTAAACATTTCCGCATATGCCTCTAGTATCACAGCAGCCCTTTCTCCCGGTTCCATATCATGCCACCATTTAGACAATGAAAAGCTGCCTGTTTCCGTAAATTGTTTGGTCAATTTTCCAACTACACTATAAAAAGACCCGAATATCCCAACTGTTTCGCCCAAGGATTCCTCAGCGGCACTCTTCATATTCGAAAGTGCGTCAGTAAAACCGTCTGCCCACTTTCCTCGATCTTCTACCTCTTTGTCGTATGTTAAATCTTCTATTTCCCCTTTCAGTTTACGTATATCGGCTCTTAAGGACTCGATTTTCTTTCTTATTTCTTCGGATTTCTCGCTGGCCGGATCAAGAACCTTCAATTCCGCTTCTAGTTGTGCTATCAGCAGTTCCAATTGCGCTTCAACAGATTTTTTAGTTATCTCATATGTCTGCTGACGATATTCCCTTTCACTAATTTCCCCTTTACGGTAACTCAACTCTAACGCACGAAGCTGATCTTCTGCACCATTTTTGACCGCATTCGTTTCTCTTGCTGTATTTTTCTCAATCAAACCAGCCTTTTCAAGAGCACCTTTCACTGCGATATCACTAGCTTTTTTATTATACTTCTCGTTGATAGCATTTATATCTTCTCCTGTTTTCTTTGCGGCCTCAACTTCTGATTCTCTTAATATCTCGTTTATCTGAAGCTGGAGACTCAAGCGCTGATCAAGCTCATCTTGTGAATTAGTAGAAAGAGCATCCAACCTGTTTTGAAGATTGACCTTTTCTTTATCTCTGTTATAGGTATAAATCTTCTTATATAATTCATCCTCCATAGCGATAGCAAGATTTTCCCTGGTTTTTATCTCTTCCTGAGTACTACCCTTAACGGCTGCAATGCGTTGTGTATAGTTTAAACGGATTTTTGCCAATTCCTTACCCAAACCTTCATCCATCAAGTCTATTTCTGATTGCTGGTATTCTTTTTGGATACGGAGACGTTCCTTGCGTTGCTTTTCAAGTTCCCTCAACTCTTTATCTGTTAAAGTAGTACCTCCACCTCCTTCTTTAGGGGGAGTAATTATAAGCTTCATTTTCTCTATCATTTCATCAAGAGAATCATTATAAGCCTGGGTTTTCGTTATGTCGAATTTTATATTAGCAAAAGATTCAAACGCTTTATTAACTTGCTTTATTTCATCTGTCTCATAGCGAATTGCCTTTGCTATCATGTTTTTAAAGTTTATTCCTAGAAATGTAGTACTTTCCCAATTTTTTAACGATTGAGTATATGCATTTCTTGCATGTTTTAGATTTCTTTCGTCTACAGCAGATATCTCTTTTTGATTTTTTCTGATTTCTTCCAAAGAATCTAAGGTTTCTTTTGCAGCTTGTATTTGTGCCTCCTTTATTGCATTAGCATTTGCAATCTCTTCTTTCACACCTTGATTTAAATATTTCTGCCTGTACTCTTTCCTTAACTCTTCCACTTTTTTCTGGAACTCCAGTTCCTGAATTTCCATTTTAGTTTGCACTTCTTTTTGCGCATCTAATTCAAGTCTCGCCTCCGTTTCCCCTGTCCGCTGTTCTGGTTCTTTTAATAAGTCTGCTATTTGTCTTATTCTAGCCGCTACCCAATCTATAAAACCTTTGGCAGGACCAGTTCCACTACTAAATGATAGCATAAGAGCCTCCCATGCAGATGATAATCCAGCAACTGCACCCTGAACATTGTTGCCCATAGTATTGGCCATGTCATTTAACTCTCCAGTAACACCAGTTATTTGCTCTCTTAAAGGGACTATTTTATCAGCAGCCGTCAAAAAAGCATTGAATGCAGCAACACTACGTTTATCTGTTAACTCCAGCGTGGTATTCAAATCAACGCCTTGTTCTTTCAATTTCTTTAAACCGGCTACCAAATCAGGCAATGTTCTTACTGGCCCTCCAAGAGCTTTAGCTAATTTACCGCTTCCATCTGCCAGGTTTAACAAAATATTTCTAGTCGCAGTAGCAGACATAGAAGCGTCAAATCCTGCATCCGCAAGTTTACCAAGCAAAGCTAAAGTATCTTCTATTTGAAAATTAAAAGCCTTGGCAACCGGACCGACAATAGGCATTGCCGTTTGCAGATAAGAGAAAGATAATGCACTTTTCGTTGTCGCAACTGCCATTGCAGATACATAACGTTCCGTCTCTCTAGTTTCCGCATCAAACATTCTCAATGCCGCACCAGCTAAAGCTGCCGCTTCTGGCAAATCAGCTCCAGTAGCCTGAGCAAATTTTAAGATTCCTTCTGTTGATTGGAGAATCTCCTTTCTAGTAAAACCTAATTTAGCTAATTCTATCTGTAGATTAGTCGCTTCTGATGCGGTATATTTAGTTGTCGCCCCTAATCGTTGAGCATCCAAGGTTAAATCCTTGATCCTATCCGATGTAGTGCCTAAAATAGCGGCTAATTTGCTATTAGCTGCTTCAAAATCAACAATGGATTGGATTCCAGATTTAAATAGTCCTATTAATTTTTGAAAGCCCGATATTATGGCTTGTGCGCCCACCATCCCTTTTATCATTGAGCCGACACCGATTCGTACTTCAGCAAGGCCTGCACTAACATTAGACTTAAGAATACCGCCAAACCCTTTTGCTACAATTCCCAAATTCTTAAATGTACTATTGCCATTCTTTAATTCCACCAATGCGGCCTTTATCTCATTTTTATAAGAGCCAATAGCCATTTTTTGCCTGGTATATGCATCGGAATTGAAACGTATATACTCAGTATTCTTTGCTATCTGCCCATTTAACTGCTGCCTAATTTTATTGTCTTTGTCTTCAGCATCAGTTACCTGAGCAACAGCTATACGTAATAGTTTATTTTGCTCTTTTGCTTCATTAATGGAATGCACCTCTTTATTGGTTAAGGCGATGGCTTCCTCGGTGGTTATTTTAGCTTTCCTTTTCTCTTGGTTAAGCATTCTTTGCTGTTTCAGCCTTTCAGTTTCAGCCTTTTGCGCCTTCAACTCAGCCGCAGCATTTAATTCATTTGCTTTGGCCTCATCTAATATCTGAGCAACATTCCTTTGAGTTTGTTCTTCTATTTTTTTTAGGACGGATTCATGCTCTTTCTGAAGAACAGCCAGTTTATTTTGAGTTACAGCGAGTTCTGCAAGAGTCTTATTATACGTCGCTGACTTATCCGACAGTTCCGAAAGGGTGTTAGGCTTTATAAATGTAATCTTGGCCATCTCGTTGGCCTTTTCCTTGTAATGGTCGTATGTTTCAGTGATTTTTTTCTGAAGATTAGTTAGTTGATCTAAAGCTTTTTGATCTACCAAATCCGTGATTTTTAATTCATTTGCCATAACGTTCGAATTAAGTACCGGGCCACTTGACACGGTTTCCGCACAAATATAGGAAGATTTGAGGAAATTTACAAGCTATTTAGAATGAATAAGAATAAGAGAGAGATGTTGGTAAAAATAAAGGTGAAGTAATGCGAGAAAGCCGCGTCCCTTTATTGGTTCACGGCTCCTCTTTTGAATTTAAAAGCTTTGAATTTATAAAGTAGCAGATTGTAACTCCGCTCCGATATTCTTTATAGTGTCGAGAATCTTCTTTGTTGTTGACTCCCCGGCAGATGATAAAGAGTTCACATACGTATTAAAGCGCTTCTTGTGCTCTAATTTTGCTTGTTCGGTCTTTGCCTTAGCAAAATCATCTTTCCACTTTTTAAGTTCTTCCTTTGCATTCATAGCGATTCGCCTATTTCCTTCACTCGTCATAGTATAGGTTTAACGACTTCAACCCTCATGCCAAGTGCGTTCATAATCCTATAAAAGGTAGCTACGCTTGGTGTCATTACACCTTTTTCAATGCGTGATATATAGGATTTGGTCACATTGATACGTTCCGCAAGCTCGGATTGTGTAACCTTAGCTTCTTTTCTTGCATCAAGCAATATCTGACTAGTATAGAAAGAATATGCTTCTTCGTCAAATTTTGCACGCTCTGCGGTTCCTTCTTTCCCATATTTGCGCTCAAGAACAGCACTATAATCATTTATTTGATGATTGTTTGTCTCCATAATATTCCTCCTTTATTTTTAATGCCTTTTCAATTTCATTATTGGGCGTTTTTTGCGTCTTTTTCTGAAAGCCATTAAAAAGAACAACTATTTTACCTTCGTCAAAGATAAAAAACACCCTGTAAATATTACTATTATATTCCATACGCAATTCATACAATTCATCACGCAGAAATTTTATGAACTTAACCGGTAGTCGATCCTCCGACTCCAATAAAGAGATTATATAATCCAGCTTCTTTATTTCTTTATCCGAAAGCGTGGAAATAAATCTCTCAAAATATCCTCCGTATGTTATTATCTTACGTTTCATGGTACAAAAATAACAAAAGTTTCATTATAGTGTAACTTTTGGGAAATATATTTCAATGCAATATGAAAATTTAACTTTTGGAAAATAAAAAGCCCCGAACCTTAATTGGAGCGGGGCGGGAAAATATTTTTCATAATTATATTGTGTTATTTGGGATTGGAATTCAAAATAGTACGCAACTGGGCATCTATTTGAGATAATGCTTCAAATTGCGTCTCTAAACTTTTTAGCATTGAATCAATAGTATTATCCAAAGGTTTAAGAGACTCTACTTCTTTTAATAATCGATCAGACAAGTTTTCATCAAAAGACCTTTCCATCTGCGCCAAGTAAGCTTGATAAGTTATCCCCGGCTTTAGAAACTGATCTTCTGCATCATATTTTTCTATAAACTCCCTCAATTCCGCTTGAACTTGCAGAGACAATCTTTGAGTAGCCCTAAATTGTATTTTCAAATGAGAAAATTTTTCTTTAGGCTTAAGATAGAATTGGTAGATAATAGGTATGATAGCAAGCACAACTCCGATTATAGTTATTATTTCCATCATTTTAACATTTCATGAGTTTATTATCTAATTTTATTATTGAAAACTAATTAAAATAAGAAACCTTCCCATTTTTTATATATACACATTTCATTCCAGATTTTCCTCTATAGATCAATTGCTCCAAATCAGGAGTTATGTTTACTTTATCAGGCTCCCCCCAAGCCACTTCTACCAATTCTTTAGCCATCCCTACCTTTATCATATTATTCATCGCAGTAATATACATATCTCCATATTTCTTTTTATATATATCCCCCTTAGATTTAGAAATCATATAGTAGTGTATATAATCATTAGCCTCTATTATTGTATTATTTCCATTAATTAATATTAAGCTCATTTTCCCTAAATTATCATCAAATACAACATCAATACATTTCCACAAACTTAGCGGTATTAATTCTATGCTCTCACCAGTTTTATAATCCTTAGTTGTATTATTTAAGCGTTTTTTGTAATAAAATTCAGCACCAATAGTTCTTTCTTTCAACTTTTCATAATATCCCATGCATAAAAATGGGAAAGTCACAGATACTCCTGTGTATTCGTAATAAATTGTATCTTGTATATTATCACATTTCAACGCCAAAAAAAAGATATGCTCGCTAGAAAGTCCCGTTCCGACATAAGGAGTTTCAGGATATTCTGCTTTTCTATATTTAACATCAACAACTTTAAATATTTTACTTTCTATTAATTCTGCTGGCGTAAAAATACTACCTACATTTTTATAATGTTTTGAATGAGGCTTGTATGAATCATAAAACCCCATATAACCTCTTTCCTTAGAAGAAGCACCAAACGGTGGCAGTACATATAAATCCTCCCCCTTTAAAGAAAAAATATTTTCACCTGGATAATTAACTAAACTATCATATTTTTGATCTTCGTTAAAAACCCTCTCTACATGCTGAGCTATTTTTATTTGAGAAAAAGAATACACCGAATTAATACATAAAATAAATAAAATAATAAAGTTCTTCATAATCACATGTGTTTTATGTTATACAATGCAACAAAATAACATACAAACACACAAAAAAGCAAATATTCTTTTACTTTTCTTTAATTTTCATCCACTATTTTTTCTAATTCGGATATTTTGTGATAGATCATAATAAAAAAGGTAGGTGTTACGAGCACCTACCTACAATATCATAAGTTAGCAAGCCATTTTTTACCGGATTTTGTATTGATCCAAATCGCTAAGCCAAAAGCAACAACGCCTACCCCTCCTAAAATTATAATCAATCCTTCCATAATCTACCTCCTTATTACTTTATATCCAAAATATGCCAACGAAGCCGTTGTAAAAAGCCCAATTAATAAAAGAAGCCAATAGCTTTCTTTATCGGATTCAGAAAACCATGGTACTACAACTCCTAAAACCATAGCTCCAAAGGAAAGTTTAGACAAGTCATAAAAATATTTTCCGAGTATTTCTCTACTTGTCTTATCTTTCTCTTTCCGTTCCTTCTTTTCTTCCTGTTTTTCACTCCAATTGCCCATATTCCAAGTATTGACAACGCAAATGTACGAAAATAGTTTGATTATTCAAGCGATTTTAACCGATTAATTTGCATAATTAGAATTTTATGAGTATGTTTGCAGTGTTCAACATTTATATTCTCAAATGCAGGTCGTGAACTTGCATATAGCGTGCAGGTTATTTTTATGACCTCACTTAAGATATTTAGGTGCTATCGTACCCCCGTGTGAAGTATTAATGTACTCACAGCATTTGAGAATGTGTTGAACAGCGGGACAGGCGATGGCACTTTTTTATTTATTATTGTTATGTTCGACAATTCTCAAAATCAAATCTTCCAGTACAATGGAAGTCCTATCACATTCCAAAAAGGCGATAGTGTTATGGTTAACGCTACGGAAATGGCAAAACCATTTGGAAAACTTGCCAAAGATTGGCTATACAACAAGTCGACCAAAGAGTTTTTATCCACATTATCAAGCGTTAGGACAATTCCCCTAACGGCTTTGGTAGAAATAAAACAAGGCGGAAACAAAGAGCAGGGTACTTGGATGCACGAAGATGTTGCTTTAGAATTTGCTCGTTGGCTGTCTCCAGCCTTTGCCATATGGTGCAACGACCGCATTAAAGAGCTATTAACTACTGGAAGCGCATCACTTCAACCCCAACTTCCAAATTTCAACAATCCGGCAGAAGCCGCCCGTGCATGGGCAGACCAATACGAGAAAAATCAAACTCTTGCATTAGAAGTCCAACAGCAGCAAGAAACTATCGAACTCCAACAGAAAGAGCTTACACAGGCCGCCCCCAAGGTCAACTACTACGACACCCACCTACAATCGGTCAACACTCTGACCACTACACAGGTAGCTAAGGAGATAGGGATGAATGCGGAAAAGCTCAACAGCAAACTGAAAGAGCTTGGTATACAATACAAACAGTCCGACCAATGGCTGTCGAAAGCTCCGTATGACAGATGGGGAATGCACGATGTAAGGACCAACATTTTCACGAGCGAAAGAGGTAATACCCACACCAACACATATACGGTCTGGACGCAGAAAGGCAGGCGATTCATCATAGCCCTATACGAAAATGATTGGAATGTGAAGAAAGCCATCAAGCAAATAAAAGGTGAGATGAATCCAGCCGCCTAATCACATTACACATTTATCGCAGTCCGTTTCAATGCCGGACAGCCACAACTATATTCAAATATGAAGAATATACTGCAATAGAAATAACTACAGAGTCCGTTGAAATAACGAGAGCTTCGGCAATATATCAATCAGTATGTAATAACTATTAAAACATAATATCATGCTAGAGATCATTATAATACTTGGTAGCCTCATAGCTGGCTACTACACATTCAGAAAAAATGGAGAAACATTATTTTATAAAAGATAAACACATGAAATCACTTACTACGGATAAGGCTTACAACGACCTAAAAATAAAGTACGATCATTTATATAATGACCATGTCAACCTCACAACAGAACTAAGAAATAGGGGAGCTGAGATCATGAGTCTATTGCATGAAATGGAAGATTGCAAAAAAGAAATACATCGCTTGGTTATGAGAAATTCTGATATCGTGCTAGAGAATGCAGAAATCATCCGCGCATATAATACAGTAGTTAAGATGTTAATGGAATACGGAGTTACTCGCAACGAAATAGCCAAGCTCCTAAGGAGTAATCAATCCATTTCCGGAAGAATTAAGCAAACAGGAAAGGTTATTGAATACGACTTCACCAAAGGAAGAACACTTAAGCACTCCAAATGATCTATTACGACTAGCAATGTATCACCGAGGAGGAATCCTCCTAAATATAAAAAATATGGATATACCCGCTAAATATATCATCAAGATAGACAATATGTACCTATCAGAGCTTACGTTTCTGTGGGTATATCATGGACAACCTTGCGATCTATTGTTTCAGAAACCTAGAACAATAGGATGCACAGGAATATGGGTAGTGGTCGATAACGAGAATACAAAAACATTTTTAGAACGCGCAAAGGAGAAAACCGGATGCGAGTTAATTAAAGCAAATTAAATACGATAATGAATATACATCAAACATCACCCCGACCAGATTGCACTCATTTTGCCAAATGCGGCGAACGGTCTATAGCCTATTGTCGAAGATACGGTGAAAAGGAATGTGCATCCTGTAATTTAGTGAAGCGAAAGCCCAGGAACCGAGTTATAACAGACGGAGTAGAATTAAAACTATGTACTCATTGCGGGAAAACCCTTCCGTTGCACCGGTTTTATAACCGGACAGTATATCGGAACGGTAAGAGCTATCATTTGAAAACTTCGTGGTGCCGGATATGTATGTCCGACAGCCAGCGAATGAGAAATGAAAGGAAGGTCGGGATTAATCATACATAATAGGTCGGGGATTTCGGTCCGGCACTGAAGTTGACGCCAATCGACAGGGAAGGGTAGCTTTGTGGCTACCCTTTTTATTAATTAAACCTACTTCTTCTGAGAAAAACTATCAACCACCCTCATTTCTTTAAAATTCATAGATAATAGACATCCTACATCCCTGTAGACAGACATAAGCCTTCCGTTATTATCTTTGAATTTATCAAGAGACTTCAACTCTTCGATTATCGACTGAATGCTAATACAAGCAAACAATATGACAATAGCCAATTCTTCCGCATTACTTTTATTAGAAACTTTCAAAAGAGCTTTATCAGCAAAAGACATTTCAACCATCTTACCTTTTTCATCTTCTCTGTACACAGGAATCTCCTGACCTGTTATCTTTGCGACAATATCAGTTATAGACATCTCACCCTGAGTCTGAAGGGCCGCTAGCAACCCGTCCAGGTGCTCTGGCTTTGTCTCTTGCACAATATCCCGCCAGTCATTCTGAATCAAATCACCGATAATCGTATAGTGTTCCAGATCTTTATTGGAAAGATTCACTATCCGGATATTGCCATTGTCGTCATAATCCTCATCCTCCCCGCCGTATTCTTTGATTGATTCTATTCGCTTATATGAGGCATAATACTTCCAACTGCCCTCAAATTCCTTTAAATATTTATCTATAGCAGCCTGCCAGCCATGTAGTTTTGATATGACTCCATGCAAATACATTTCCCACAAACAAGATTCATAAAACAAATCAATACAATGTTGATCTGCATCCTCTGACATTCTTTCAAATGTAGACGGAGATGTAATCATCCTTACAATACCCAGTTTTCTCAATGCTTCGTTAAAACAACGCGCTAAATTACTATCATCGTCTATTTTATGCAACAGCTCATAGAATGAAAATTTTCCCATAATTATTTCTCCATTTTAATTTGTACAATTCTTATGCGCTAAACATCAACCGAAATGTCTCTTTCCCTTTTGGAGTAATAAGCAACTGCGTTCCGGTATGTCCATTATGTTCATAATCTTTTAATTCAAACAAAGATGGAGTATGATCAGCATAAGGCTTCAATCTACGCTTTGTATCACGGTAGACATATTTGTTCTCTAACAGCAAAGAGATGAATTTATTTTGAGGTATTTTTAACTCTTTTGCCGTATCGCGCAGATTAGTCAGCAACTTCCTATCTACCAGCCTGTCGAAATAATCCGCCTTGGGTTTCATAGTCGTATTTTCTAATGCTAAACGCTCTTTCTCTTCGACAACTACAACCAGTTCTTTGAGAGCTTCAAGGTAAGTTTTAGGCAATGATGGCTTGACGGAGTAACTTCCGGTCTGCATCACAGAAGGAACAATATCATCAAATATCCAACTTTCAAATTCATCGGCTTTTGGCATTTGACTTTTGGCTGTTAAACGATAAATGTTTCCTTCACTGATAAACTTCATGTTCTTCATTTGTATAGCCGGAGTCCCATCGGCTCTTAAACCTGTTTGTACCCCTACTTCCCGAATCGTTATGGAGGCTGGCTTACAGTGGTCTATAATTGCTTTTGATGGATTTGCATACTGTAAAGAAGAAGCAATATCCATTCCACAGAACCAAGTCTTACCGTTTTCTACAAACATGCGAACCTTTCCAAATAAAGGATGCTCATAAACATGGACTTCGTTTGTTTCTTTTGCTTTTAAGGCGATTGATGCCAAGTCATCATTGAAAATCTGAATATCATTCATACAATTTTCGCAGTGTGCCCTTTCACACACGGGAATACAAAAAACAGCGCCGAACGCTTGAGGATCTTTCGGCACTGTTCATATATTCCCAACTCTATGGAAATACTTAATATCTTATCTGCGCTCCCCCAAGCTGCATCGCACTGCAAATATAATAAGTTTTTGCTATTCGACAAACAATTATTTTGTTTTTTTGCAGCAGCATATATTTGTTCTATATTTCCTGTTGTTTTTGTATAATACCCGTAATTTTTCTGACCACATAACACAAATTCTGTTCTTTTTGTCGTATTACGGATATACATACTCAATAAAAGTGCCGGCATAATCCTCTCCGTCTTTGACAAAATAATATGTACCATCCGGCTTTTCTATTAGGACAAACACAGATTGTTCCATTTTAGCAGCCTTTCTTGCGATTTCCCGCATTTTCTCTATAGAAGCAAGCCGTTTATTGCCTTGACACCAACAACTCATAATACACCAAATCTTGAGAAGTATTCTTTTAACGCAGGACTTAGGACGTACTCAACAAAATAACTTCTGGATCTTTGACCGAGACCGAAGATAATACTTCCATATTTTCTCTCTATATCTTTACCCATTGTAGTATCACTCCCGATCTTCAACCCCTCAGATGAAACATTCACGCGAATCGAACTATAGAATTCACCGGTAATAATCAAGTTAGGTGTATAAATATCCCTGGGAGGATAACCTTGGAAAGAAGGCGTAGGAGGATGCTCCTCTTTTTTCCACATCGCATAGCCCCTGCCGTTGTTTTTCCATCCACCAGCCTCATCACCCTTGAACCACGGATCATACAAATAGGTAGGACGAAGCGGCTTATCTCTTCCGTTTACACCGGAATACAACTGATCAATGACGAGGTCATACACATCACCGCGGCTCTCCTCCATCGTTTTACGGAGCATTCCGTCGAAGCCATCCACGAGGATCGCAAAACCATCAACTAAATCCTTTATTGTACCCATAGAATAAAAAGGGAGGCATTTCACCTCCCCGAATTATGAACAAAAAATTTAAATATCCCCTAAAGGAGATCTGACACCAACAATCCTGTCATATATATCAGAGAGGATATTTTCTCTTTCAGTTTCTGTTCTATCAAGAAAGAAAGAAGTCTTATGTTTATTGATGAATTCTTTTTTCTTCATTTTCTTAACTTCTTCATCGACAAAGTTAACTCCTTCTACTTTCATTCTACCCACTGTTCAATGCCGACAACACCATTTTCCTGAAGAATCTTCGGAGATTTCAGGGAAACCGCACCCGAAGCAGTTATCGTAAGAACACCATTTGCATAAGTAACGGCAGTTGCACCATTAAAGCAAGTAGAAGCACCTTCGCTTAATGCCGGCCCAAAGAAAGATGTGACATCAAGATTACCGAAATGTTCTTTCAGCTTATAATTGTTTTCTCCGGAATCTATTTTTACCAATTCGACATAAACAAGCCCTGTCAAAGCTTCTACTACGTCAAACTTATACACCCGGTAATCGGCGTTCTTCACGTACTTTTCATAGTCCTTGAACATTGTACCGATAGTCAGGTTTGCCTCCGTTCCGGAAGAATCCCAGTCCTGACCGCCCGGATAAACTCCGGACAAGGGAATTCCCGCCAGCTCCTCGGTGCCATCATTCATTCCATACACAACGTTATTCTCGTCCACGAAATAGGCATCAAAAGCAACTCCTTTTGCGGCCATGATATTAGCCTTCAGACTTGAATCGAAATCCTCCAGCGTCCATACGTCATCTTTCGCTGAGTAGGATGTAACCTTGTTAGGCCCATATCCTGTAGCACCTTTGTTGGCCTCTCCACCAGACGGAGCATATTCAACAATCGTCTTGATCGGAAAGATACGAGCCGGTCTGTCATCGTGACACGCAGCCTGCAACGCCTCAGCGGTTACATTCTTAGGAAGTTTATATCCGTGCATTGCCAAGATGATGGCTTTTACCTTTCCCGGATCAAGTATACATTTTGAAGTACCGGTATTAAACTGAGCAACACCGGCGCATTCTCTAAATTCTGTCGCCATAACATTTAATATTTTTGATTGTTATTCTTAAATCTTTTATTTCTATTACATCAATAAAATCTCTGAATGGTTTACCATTAGCCTCTACTCCTTTTCTTCCGTAGCGATAATTCTCTTC